CCTGATTGGTAGCTCATGGTAACTTGGTCCTATTCTTCGCTGTCGTTATTCAAGCAGTGTCCTCGAAAGTATTACAGACTTCGTGTTACTAAAGACATCATAGAGCCCGATGCAGAGCATCTAATCTATGGAAAGGAAGTACACAAAGCAGCGGAAGACTACGGACGCGATGGCACTCCCATACCTAGTAAGTATGGGTTCATCAAACCCCACATAGATTCCGTACTGGAGATAGAAGGAGAAAAGTATTTCGAGTACGAAATGGGGCTTACTAAAGATAAGCAAGCCTGCGGGTTCCGAGACGAGGCGGCATGGTGGAGGGGCATAGCCGACTTCATGGTGATGCCAAAGGACGGAACCCAAGGGTTTATAGTTGACTACAAGACTGGGAAGAGCGCGCGTTACGCCGACACCAGTCAGTTGGAGATCCTATCGCTCGCTGCGTTTGCTCACTTCCCCCATATCACTAAGATAAAAGCCGGGTTACTGTTTCTTGTGTCAGAAGAGTTTCTCACAGTTACCGTTGACCGATTGCACTTAAATGAAATTTGGAGCAAATGGGATATACCTACGTCACGACTAGAGAAAGCATTTGAGTCAGGGGTCTGGAACGCAAGCCCTAATTTTACTTGCCGTAAGTGGTGCCCCGTCACCGACTGCGAGCATAACGGGAGGTTCTGATATGCCATACGTAAACAAGCCAAGGCCGTACAAGAAAGAATACCAGCAGCAGCTAGAACGCGGAGAAGCGCCGACACGGAAGAAGCGGGCGCAGGCTAGGTATCAGATGGATAAGAAGGGAGTAGATAGAAAGGGAAAGGACATAAATCACGTGGTCCCGCTATCCAAGGGCGGCAGTAACGGTGCAGGTAACTTAAAACTTACTACGCCGAGCAACAACAGGAGTTTTTCCCGGAACTCTGATCATACGGTAAAGGTAAACAAACCAACGAGGAGACCACGTGTCTGAAGATTTGGATTTACCGATTAAATTCCTCGCATTAGAGCCTATAAAAGGATTCTTATGGTTCTGGTTGCGACCAGAAGGAGCACCAACAAGACGAGGATTCAATCTAACTATCATCGGAAAAAATAGTCCGTTAGGGTGCGCTAGGGGGTTTGTTTTAATACTAAGACATAAGCGTCGCTACAGATTTAGATTTAGATTAGGAATCAAACCACGAATTATTTTTGGAAGCTTACCATGATCAAAACAACAGATACATTTGTAGTTGATGGCTCTAAAGCTGTTATGGCGTTAGCGCACCTTACTTTATTCCAACAAAAAATCGAGGCTACTAAACAGAATGAATTGGACGAACGATACGAGGAAATAGTTGCCCATCTGGCCAAAGCTACAGAGCTACTTACCGACGCGGTTCAAAGTAGCTGTGACACTGAGGGAGAATTTTTAGCCACATGCGCGGTGGCACACGGCATGGCTTTTGGAAGTGTGAGTCAGCGCCATGACTAAAGAAAAAGAAGTGAATGAGATGGACGAGCTGGAAGCAGATCTTTTGGTGATGGTCGAGCACGTCGCGCTGGCGTTAGGGCATTTGATGCAGGTTTATAAAGGTACCTCAGAAGTAAAAAATCCGCACATCGTCAAAGCTGCGCAACTACTTAATGATGTAGTAATTAACCAGTGTGTAAATGCTGCTCAGTTTTCTGAACTCATGGGACTGGCTATCGCCGAGGCAAAGAAAATTTCTAGAGACCCTGAGAGTCTTCTCCACTGATTTATGCAAATCGTAGACAACAAACAACTAATCATCCGGACTAGAAATCCGCATCGCATCACCGATGCTATCCCAAATAGCAAAGTAGTAAATGTAGAAGAAGACATTCACGAAGTCGCGGTCGATTGGGAGTTAGCCGAGGCGCAGATGCTGCGCCGACTGCGTATCAAGAACGTACCTTCGCCCATCTCTCGGGACTACGATTGGCCCGGAGTGTTTCCTCCTATGGCCCATCAGAAAACGACGGCAGAGTTTCTGACTCTGCACTCGCGTGGGTTCTGTTTCAACGAGCAGGGTACCGGTAAAACAGCGTCGGCGATCTGGGCGTCTGACTACCTGATTAGTGCTGGGTATATCAAGCGGGTACTAATAGTGTGCCCGCTCTCCATCATGCAAGCGGCGTGGGAAGCTGACCTATTCAAGTTCGCTGTGCATCGCACCGTGGGTATCGCACACGGGAACCGAGACAAGCGTAGAGCTATCATCGCGGGGGACTACGACTACGTTGTGATTAATTACGATGGTGTAGACATCGTAGAAAAAGAAATCGCAGGGGGTGGCTTCGACCTCATTATTATTGATGAAGCTAACAGCTATAAAAGCGCGTCCACAAAGCGATGGAAGACTATGAGGAATCTAGTCACGCCAAAGACGTGGCTATGGATGATGACCGGCACCCCCGCTGCCCAGTCGCCGGTTGATGCGTACGGGTTGGCTAAACTATGCGTGCCAGACAACGTGCCTAAATTCATTACTACGTTCAAAGAGTCGGTAATGTATCAGCTCACCCGATTCAAATGGATCCCCAAACCAGAGGCCGCAGACCGAGTGCATGCCGCGTTGCAGCCAGCTATCAGGTTCACAAAGAAGGAATGCTTAGACCTACCGTCCGTCACGTACGTAGACCGTGAAGCTCCGCTGACTCCGCAACAGAAGAAGTACTACGAGATAATGAAGAAGGAGTTTCTCCTTCAGTCCGGGGACGAAGAGATTACGTCGGCGAATGCGGCTGTAAACTTCAATCAGCTCATGCAGATCTCCGGTGGGGCGGTATATACTAACGACAAGAACGTGTTGATGTTCGACGTTAGCAACCGGTTGCGAGTAGTCAAAGAAGTCATCGACGAGGCCAGTAACAAAGTGCTGGTGTTTGTACCGTATCGCCACACGATCCAACGACTTGAAGAGTATCTGACGAACGAAGGAATCTCACTGGACATCATATCCGGGGATGTCCCTATGTCTCGCCGTGGAACCATCATTCACAATTTCCAAACGGCTACAGACCCAAGAGTTTTGATTATCCAACCGCTTGCTGCGGCGCACGGTATTACGTTAACCGCTGCCGATACTATTATCTGGTACTCTCCGGTAACGTCTACAGAAATATATTTACAAGCGAACGCACGTATTGACCGCAACGGTCAAACCAACCCAATGACTATCGTGCATATACACGGCAGTCAGATTGAGCGTAGAGTATACGCCGCGTTGCAAGGACGATTGCTTGATCACACAAAACTCATCGACCTGTACAAACAAGAGATACATTCCGCTTGACAGTGTAAACCAAGAGCGGTATCGTGGCTCTCCCTACAAGCGGGAACACACGATGGAAGACAACTACACGACAGAAGACCTTGTGTCTGCGTATATCAAAATACGCGACCAGATCGCCGACGTTAAACGGCGAGCCGATGAGCAGGTAGCGGAACTTACCGTACACCTCAACGCGATCTCTGATGAGTTGCAGACGATCTGCAAAGACATTGGTGCGAACAGCATCAATACAAGCGCAGGCACCGTTATGCGGTCGGTCAAGTCTAAGTTCTGGACTAACGACTGGCAGTCCATGTACGCATTCATCAGAGATAACGGCGCGTTTGAGTTGCTGGAAAAGCGACTGCACCAAACCAATATGAAGAATTTCCTAGAAGAAAACCCAGAGGCACACCCTCCGGGGCTCAATGTCGAGCGGGAATTTGTAGTAACAGTAAGACGTAAATAGGAGCAAACATGAGCAACGAGCTGGTTACATTCAGTCTGACCAACACCCCGGACTACATTCGTGAATCGCAGTCCGAGCTTACCAAGAGCCTTATGGGAAACATGGGCTCTACACTCAAGCGTATCTCTATCCGTGGGCGGAAGTTCCGCTGCGTGGTAGGTGGGGAAGAAGTCGCGCGTAACGACAAGGACTACATGGACGTGATTATCGTCAACGTAGCCAAAGATCCTGCACGGCAGTACTACCCCGGCGTGTACGATCCGAAGGCAGATGCTGTACCTCCAGAGTGCTGGTCGGCGGATAGCCGCATGCCACATCCGTCTGTGGAAAACCCACAAGCAGCTAGCTGCGCCGACTGCCCTCAGAACATCGCGGGTTCAGGACAGGGTAACTCTAAGGCGTGCCGCCTTAATCGGCGAGTTGCGGTGGCTC